CCGAGTTTCACGGTCAGAAGGTTAGCGTGATCCTTGACGAACTCGATATCAAAGGCGCGATTAGCGAACAGATACACGCGAGCATCGACGGCTATATCAGCGAACACGCTTGGGAACTACAGCAAGCCGAGGCTGACTATTTCCACGACTTAGCCTATGACCGTTGGAAGGAGAGTAAAGAACATGAGTAACGGGAAACTCCAACTGATCCTAATCGCAATTCTATTTGTAGTCGCAGCCATCAACGATCCCTGCGGGGATGGTGGATGTACCGCAGCAGAGGAGAGAGCCGCTCATGCAAAACGATGATTTTTGGAGACAGGTGCAAGAACACGAACAGCAAATGTACGAGTTCGAGATGCGTATGCAGAACTTTAAGAGTTCGGTCGCAGAGGTAATGGAAGCCGAAGCAAAAGCGAACAAGGCTTTATCGGATGCTCTGCAAGCCTGTTTGCGTGAGATTGATATCGTTTTAAATAAAGTCAACCAGAGAGGTGATTTGCAGTGAACACTAGCCCAACCATCGGCGCATTAGCGGCGGCACTCGCTAAGGCACAAGCCGATATAACGGGAGCCGTTAAAGACTCGGCCAACCCGTATTTCAAAAGCAAGTACGCCGACCTCGAATCGGTATGGTCTGCTTGCCGTAAGCCGCTAACGAGCAACGGGCTGTCGGTAGTGCAGACAACCTTGCCTACAAAGCGAGGTCTAATGCTTGTAACGACTCTCGCGCATAGCAGTGGGGAGTGGATCAGAGGCCATATGCCGATCTTAGCGACCCAAGGCAAAGCAGGAGAAGTGAAAGAGGTCACCGCACAGGCTCAAGGCTCTGGCATTAGTTATGCGAGGCGTTATGCCCTAGCCGCTATCGTCGGCGTATATCAAACCGATGACGATGCCGAGGCTGCACACGGTCGCGGCTTTACGGTAGACCCTAGAGGCGATTTAGGGAAGAACGTAGACGAGAAAAAGAAAGCCGAGTTCCTAGAGGATTTTAGAAAAGCGTTTGATCTCGACGCAGAGGAAAAAGAGATCGCGCAAGCCGTTCGCGCTGTCCATGAGCGGATCACCCACGATCATGATCTTTACATAGCCGTCTCGGATTCGATGACGGCAAAACAGAGATCAGCGATCAAAGCCTATTTGCGGATAGCCAAAGCCGCAGATAACGATATCTTGATTTTGAACACAAAAGGAAAATGACGATGACTGAATACGACAACACCAACCGAGGCGTCCTGTTCAAGAACGACCAAGGCGGCAATCCGAAGCGACCGCAGTATCGAGGGTCGCTGAATGTAGCAGGGCAGGAATTCAATATCTCGGCATGGGTCAAGGAGAGCAAGAAAGACGGGAGCAAGTTTTTGAGCATCTCCGTAGAGCCGAAGAAGAACGCGCCGCCAAAGCCAAAAGCAGAAGCGGTCGATCCTGAGTTTAACGACGACATTCCGTTTTAATGCGTCGCATATTTCCAAGAGGAACAAGCAAGGAGACCATCGCGCAAGCGGTGGTTCTCCTGATCCGCGACACGGATATCGCTTGGCAGATTACCGTAGAGCCGTTCAAGAAGCCTCGCACAAATCAGCAGAACGCATACCTTTGGGGTGTGGTCTATCCGACAATTCTAGAGGCGGGAGGCGAGACGCTGCGAGGATGGCAAGCCGACGATCTGCACGAGTATTTCTTGGGAGAAATATACGGATGGGAGATGCTCGAAGGCATGGGGCGCAAGCGAATGAAGCCCGTTAAGCGATCCTCCAGGATGACTCGCTCGGAGTTCATCGACTACCTAGAGCAGATTAGTCAGCGATGCGCGAATCTAGGGATCGTCATACCGGAACCGAGTTATGACCCGACCGATAATTGAACTGATGCCATGGGAATACGAGTGGGCTTCCCACGTTGGTGCGAGGCGGTTTATCGAGAATTGGAACCGAGGCAATGCTAGGCATTACGACTCCTCTAGGATGGAGGATGACCGCACCGCACAGGTAGCCGCTTGCGTTGCCGAGTTAGCCGTCGCCAAGTATGCGAACCGATATTGGTCAGGCAGCGTATGGCCGTCGTATCGACACGATCATTATAAGAATCTCGCAGACGTAGGGAATAACATTGAGGTCAGGCGACTGCGCACGAAAGAGACGGCAGCAGTTAGAAAGAAGCAAGTCGGGCAAGGATTGGTGCTATTCGTCGCTAAACCGATAGCGCCAGAGTTTAGGCAGGTTGAGATGTACGGATGTATTAAATACGACAAGGCTTGGAATCTAGCCGTTCCGTCATCCTACGATCCAGAGAATACGCGAGAACTATCGCCAGAATTCTTGAGGCTTTTATGAAACTACGAAAGGAAGCCAGAGGGCGAGACTGCATGGTTAGGCTCGTCGGCATCTGCAACCACAACCCAGAAACGACCGTGCTTGCTCACGTTCGTATGGCAGGGATTAGCGGGATGGGATTAAAGGCTGACGATCTGCTCGGCGCATGGGCTTGCTCATCGTGCCACGATGCTATCGACCGGCGACAGCATACCGACCTAGAGAGAGACTTCGTGAGGCTTGCTCACCTAGAAGGGGTGATGCGAACGATCACAGTTTTGCGGCGCGAGGGGAAGGTATGACTTGCCTATCCTGTCGATACTCGATTCACAAAGACGGTCGCTTATGGTGCAGCCTTTGGGAATGGGTTGCAGATTGGAAGTGCAACACTTTTATTTATGAACCCGGAACAGATGAGGTAAAAAAATGAATTGCCCGTGCTGCTTCGGTCGTCTATGGATAGAAGATTACAGCGGAGATTGGTTTCGGTGTCTTTATTGCAACGGAACAGGAGAGGAGGTCAAACGTGGAAGTGCTGTTATTTATTCTTTGTCTGATGCCCGTGCTGCTCGCAAGCGTGCTGATATTAAGGCGGTGGTATCAAACCCTGAACCAGATAAGGCAGGATGAATGGAGACGAGTTCCACCGCCAGAGTGGGCGGCTAAAAGAGGAGGGGTGGATATATGGTGAACGAAGAAGATGATGCTTTCGAGCAAGAACTGAAAGCGGCTCCGTGGGGCTATGGTCAGCCGATAGATATTGACTTCGTGATCGCACAACTACAGCGTCACGGATTGCACCGAGAGGCCAAGTGGCTACGCGACGAATACGAAATCTGGGTGCATCAATAGTCAGGGAGCGACGATAGTACCTTTCACTTTAAAGGGGCGGGTCTGCTTGAAGTGTTCGCCACCACAACGACAGACCCCGCCTAACAATCCTCGAACAGTCGGATGCGAGCAACCCCAACCGACGCCGTTCCACGGGCAGAAGAAAACGCAGTTCTGACACGCATCGGGCTCTGCCCATGCCATTTCTTCTAGCGCGTCGTCCTCTAGCCTCATCTGGATCGCAGCCACCGCAGATAGTCAGCACCAACCTCTGGCTCCCAGAACACCTTGACCATATCGGGATGATCAGGCGGCAAGTCTGGGTCGATGACCGTCACCGCACAAGGCGAGAGGGCGTTATCTCGGAATCCTCTATCCTTCGCATAACGGTCGTAGACCTTATAGGAGGCGACCTTAATCGCGTGCATGGTAATTCCCGAGATCGCATCCTTGAGGACGCTATACGCACTCTCGTGCTTATGACCGGCCACATAGATATGATCTCGTGTTCCCATCAGAGCCGCCTTCATCGGGCCGTGAGCAGGGTTCCAGATCGAGGAGCCGCTGTGATCGTGTCGAGCGTTGACCCTGACCTCTGCCCCGTTGGGGAATCGCAGAGCGATACGAGCCTCCGAGGATTTATAGAGGGCGTTCTGCTGCTTGGCGATCCACTTAAGAGGGTCGCCCGAGCCTGACCAGAGGTCATGATTGCCTCCGATCATATAAAGCCAGTTGCAGCGATTGACAAACCACTCCGCAATCTTCCAAGCCTGTGCAGCCGAGGTACTCTGATCGGCGTAAAGCCTTGCTAAACGTCCGCACCAGTTGTTCGTAGTATCGCCCACGTTGCAAGCAAAGAGTCCCTCGGTCGCATTGACCAGAGCCGTATGCCTCTCGATGGCTTCTATATCGCAGCCGTCATCGTCAACGTGAGGATCTCCAAAGTGAAGGAGACCAATCGCGCCGGGAATCTTCACGCGAATCGGGATGAGTTTGGAGGCTTCTTCGTGTTCGCGCTTATGGGCAAACTTACGTTTGCGTTGCTCGATCAGTTCTTCGATTGAAACGTCGTCATCTGGCAGCGGAGTAAATTCAAAGCCCTTTTCGTCGGCTGCGTTTCTAGCAGGATCATAACTTGACTTGGGAACTATGCCGCCTTTCTGCTGAATTTTTTTCAGCCTCATCAACAAGGCACGCTCGCCAATTCCTAGTTTCTTTGCCGCATCGGATCGTATGCCGTTCGTCTGCTGCAAGGTGCTAATAATCTGCTCGTCAGTTACCTTTTGCACGTTCGGTTTTCCTTTTTACCGTGATGCCGAGTTCCTTTCGGCGCTCATCGGTGCGTTTATCGTCACGGACAGCACTCCATTCTAACTGTCCGTCTACTAGCCGAAACTGCTCCTTGTGAGTCAAGGCGCAATCGCAGCACTCGGTAAAGGTATAACCCTTCACTCGATACCAAACCCCGTCATACATTTGCACGACAGGTATTTTTTTAGCCATGCGAACCTCGCAGATATAGTCGCTGCTCGTCAAGTCTGCGTTTAACCAACCCAGGCAATACTCGACCGCCGCCTTTAGTCCACTTCATAAACTCATCAGCAGCAGCGTCAAACTCGCCTCGGTTATGCTTCATTCGCAAACTAGAACGCTGTAAGTTACCGAGTCCAACGTTAAAGGCAAAACTTACCAGAGCGTCGAATTGGCTTTGACGACTAGTAACAGAAGGGCAATATCGGGCCACGCCGCGCTCAAATCGCGCAAGGTCTTGAGCAAGCAGATCGTCCACTTCAGAGCGAGACCAGAGCCGATCATCTTCTATCCTCAAAGCAAACTGTAATCGTTCGGATACAGGTAGCCGCGCCTGTTCTGGGTATAGAACGTGCCCGACTCCGACCGTCCATAGCGAAGCCGGACACAGGTAAGGGCGCATCCTTACGCCCTCATGATGTTTTATCAGCGTCAGAGTTTCTAGACTGACTTTCATTTTTTCCCGAATGCTTGACTTCCAAACCAGAAAGCAATGATCGAGGAGAGGATTAGCATCTCGTCATCGGAGAATACTTCTGCCATTGCTTGAGCAAACGGAACGCCTGTCGAGTAGGCGTACCACACGCCAGCGATGTTGATCGCAACCAACTCAAGCACGAAGATATAGGTAACAACAGGACGAACCGAGGCGCGAAGGTTAATCATCCACTGTGATGCGCCTTTGCCTATCTCCATGTCATGCTGATACAGGGCAACTCTCTCCTCGGAGGCTGTTTGCATAGCGACTTGCTCGGTTTTAATTTCTTCAACCTTGGCTTGAGCAATAAAGCCACGCTCTGCCAAAGCAAGTTCGCGCTCCTTTTGTGCTGCAACCAACGCAAGTTCATGTTTCTTATCCTGTCGATCTTGAAAGATTTGCAGAATTTTAGGGAGACCGCCAGCGAGAAACGAAAGAAAAGTCGAAAGCATCGTCATCATAATAGCAGCCTCATTTATTCCGTTGATTGAGCATATCAAATAGCGTTTTTACCTTATCCTCTAACACAGCAGTTCGTAGATCGAGTTTAGACAAGACGATAATCAAAGTGATCAGAGCAAGGATGACAGGCCATGCGCGAGTAAAAATTTCGAAAAGTTCCATGACTAACGCCGCTCTAGGACACGATCTAATTTGTTTTCAATCGATTGCAGTCTGTTAGATGTATCTGCTAATCGAGCCTCAATAACAGCGATGCGCCGATCGGCTTCTGGCTGGATGCTAACCTGTTCGACCTTTTCTAATCGCTTGCTGATAACTTCAAGGCTTGAGGTCATCTGCGTTCCCCAAATAATCAGGGCAATGACAAGGCCACCATCAACAAGCAGTGAGCCTGTAGGAACTTTAAATTTAGATAAGTCGATCATCGTCATTCTCCTTACGCATCAATTCGCTCAATGGTCACAATTACATCAGCAGTAGCAGTCAGAGCAGTTCCAGATGTGCTATCGGTTACTGTGCACCGATACGTTGAATACAGAATTTCACCGGCAGTTAAACCAGATGCAGAGAAAGTTGTCGTAGCGGAGGTCGGGCTGTTGATCGTAAGAGTGTCTCCGCTCAGTAATGCCCAAGAGTAGGTATAAGGGCTAGTGCCTCCGGTTGCAGTCACTGTTGTGCTGCTAGTCGTCGCTGTTGATGTCGATACTCGTTTGCTCAACGTGGCAGGGCTTGCCGATGCGCTAAAGGCAAGGCGAGTAATCGAGACAGAAACATCACCGTAGATCGTAGCCGCTGCGTCATCGGTTACCGTGCAGCGGAACACAGCATCGTAAGTGCTACCGCTCACAAGGCTTGTGCCCGTAAAGGTCGTTGTCGCAGAGGTAGAACTATCGACAGCAATATCCGTCGAGCCGCTTTGACGAGTCCACGCATAGGTATACGGAGAAGTGCCGCCGAACGGTGTAGCCGTCGTCGATGCAGTAGTAACAGATGAGTTGCTACCGGATGACGTTAGGCTGCTCGGGGAGATCGTCAGCGATAGCGCACTCGGGATAGAGGCAGCACCGGCAGGGACACCGTTAACCGGCGGCTCGGGGTCTGATACGCCACCATCAGGGGTGCGAATCACAACCCAGTAATAGCGAATCGTCGTATCTGTTTGCGGCAGGAAGACGTTAGTCGAGATGCCCGTCCAGATTTTAGAGGCAGAGGGAAAAGGCGTTTGTGAGGTGTACTCATAAACGTCGTATTGAGAGCCGAGCGGAACCACGGTAGGAGCCGTCCACGAGAGGGAGAGGCTACCGTCTAACGTGTTGACCGTTAGGTTAGTAGGCGGCAACGGCTCGTAGATATCAGGGACAGGGGTCGTTACGCTCGTCGGGGTGAGGTAGTCCGTAGTAAGCGGGTCGTTCCAATCCGTGGAGGCTTCCTCTCGCAGAACCAACTCCACCGCACCAGAGGGGTCGAACTGCCAACCCTCGCAGCGCACTGTTTTGTTCAGCCATCCGATCTCGGAGAACGTCACCGTGCCGGTCTGAAACGGCATGATCTTAAAAGCCGACATACCGCACTTAACGGTAGCAACCTGCCCGTTACGGCTACGACGCGAAAGCAGGATAGCGTGACGCTGTGCTTCGTACTCGTTAGTGCAAGCGGCAAAGTCCGTCTCTAGCCACGCCTGTTCGCCGTCAGCCGTAACGTAGGACGTATTGATCACCGGCTGATATTCCATCGGTTGCCAGTTGCGATCTTTGTTGACGAACTGACCACGCACGGAGTTATAGCGTTGATTGTACGGGTACGCAGTAACGACAGAGATGCCGCCATTGACGAGATCGTTATCGGTCAGGGTAAAAGCAGACGATGACCACGCACCGGCATAGATACGCCACAAGCCGCCCGAGTAATAGCAAACTCCTGCCATCGCCTGTGCAAGCACCTTGATGTTGTCTTCGAAACGATCCGTCACCGTCAAGGCGACGTTGCAGGTGTAGCGTTTTTGCGTAGTCGATCCTGGAATGTTCACAAGTTCATCGCAAATATCCGCAGCATCCATGACGAGCGACCAGTCGATTCGGGTTGAGTCTTCGCCTAGACCAAGGCGGTTATCGAGCAGGTAGTTAACAAGGCAGAGTGCAGGGTTCGAGGAGTACGTCCATGTTGTTGGATCGGCTATGCGCTGCGTTCCGCTGCCGCCTGTCTGCGTAGAGTCTAGGCGAGGGTCGTATACCTTCTTGCCTTGAACTAAGACGGTTAGTTCAGGCTTGCCCGTGCGATAGGTTTCTTCATCGTACTTGAAGGTTAATGCGAAATAGGCGATACCCTTACCCGCATGAGAGGCAGTCCATTGATCGGGCTTTGCGGTTGCCAACTTATAGTCAACCGTTTGATCATCGGTTCCCGCATAGCGACGAACCCATGCCTTGTTCGCATACTTTCCGGTGGTGACTTTGCCGTCGTCGTCGGTTCCGGTAATTGAGGAGATCGTGCCAATCACTTCTCGATTGAAGTAGACATCGCCTAACTGATTACATTCGTGACCGGCAATAGCAAGAACCTGATGCAAAAACTCGTTCGCATCTCCCGAGGTCATCGGCGGGATAACGTTAATGCCAGAAGCAAGCAGTTCGCCGTAGATAACTCTGCGAGGTTCTACCGTTCCCGTGTACTCAACATCGACAGGCTGCTTTCTGACTTGAGGTTTACCGATAATTGCTTCGGTAATTTTAGAGATAGCAGCAGTTGTCGCTAATGTTGCAACTGCATAACTTGCAACGTAAACAAGTGCAGCACCTGTAGCCTTTAAACCGAATGTCGTTACAACAAATTTAGTAATTGCTGTGGCAACTGCTTGCGGCATTTCAAATGCTCCAGTAACAGATCACTTTTGGCAAGTGGATATACACTACGCCATCGTGACCCATTGCAACTATTTTCTGACCAAGGCAGATGCCTAGCGTCTCGCCGTTCTCGCCTTCAAAAAGCACAACATCGCCACGCATAGGACGACCGTCTACTTTGTGCTCTCCGATAAACGTATCGACCGCTGGAGCAATACCGCCTGATCGGGCGATATAGTCAAGAGCGGTTTGCTCGTCGTTGTATTCAGACGATAAAGTTGCTTCATGAGTGCTATCACACATAGCATCCACAACACGAGCGGCAAATAGACAGCAGTCGTTAGCACCCCAACAAAATGCACGGCTAGCATGAGCCTCGATCTGTTCATAGAGTTTGCTTGTCCAGTCGTATCTACGCATCATTTTTGCTTGTAGTTAAATCGCGGGTCATCACCAGGAGGTGTGATCATTCCACCGCCGCCGTAGGCAGTATCACGCGCACCCCACTTGCTGATAAAACCAGGGATTGCATACATCAAATCAAAAAAGCGGTCACCCGAGAATAATAGCCGCTGATCTTCGTCGGTATACCTAGCGATCCGAGGCTCTCGGCGAAGCCGATGCTCGCAAGTTAGTTCAACAACAGCAGAGCCGCTATCAAGTTTGAAAGACATCTGGTTCATTCGCCCTTCCCAGATCGTTTCTGGTGTGGCGATAAGAGCGCCAGTAGCCTGACTAACAAATCCTATGTAAAGCGTAACGTCTCTGTTTTGATAGACCTCAGTCATCGCAGGAACGACAAACGTAGAATCTACGCCAGATAACGAAAGTTTGATTCCTCGCGCTACGATGTCGATGTTCTCGTCAATAACATCTACGCCAGCAAACTGACCCGCACCTAAATAGGAGTTACCGCCAAAAGATAACGTGCCAGAGCCGTCGTGTATGCGAACCATGCCAGAGGAAAAATCAAGATCAGCCAAAACGACCGCGATGATTGCTGGCTTGTCGGCTTCTGTCTCGTTAGTCGCAGAGACAAAACGACTCATGTGATGTCCTCGACAAACGAAAGCGTAATATCAGAAATGATTCCGGGACGAGTAGCCCAAGAAGTTGACTCCTCTGCCACGAGGAACCGTCCCATAGGGGATCGAAAAATAACAGGCGCATTGTTAGCCGGAGAGGTTCGCAACGTCGGCTCGAAGATCAGATAGCCGTTTCCAGAACTATCGGAGTTAAGGTCGGCGGTTAATCGCTTGAGTTCCCCGTTTACCTCAAACCAGTCACCGGAGCGAGCAAGGCCGTTTGTCGAGGTCGGCAAGCCGTCGATGATTAACGTGCCGCCTGTCTGCGATGCACCATTAACTAATGCACATCGAGCAGCCGATACCCACGAAAGGAATTGAAAGTCACCCACAGATCGGCCAGATGTGTAGTCATAGAACGAAACGTGAGTGCTAGTGCCTGATGCAGCAAAACTATCGGCATACATTCCCGATGCCGTACGAGTCGCTCCGTTTAGAACATCTGTCGCACCTTGCGACGTACCCGCCTCGATAGAGGCTCGAACATTTCCCTTACCGGATGCGAGGAGAACCCGCACCGCATAAGGAGCGCTCGTAACAGTAGTAATGGCAGACTGATAAACATAACGATCGCCAGTAACGCCAGTCCTAGCGAGACGCAAACCAAGATGACTATCAGCCGAAAGGACGAGTTCAGCGTTACTAGAACTAAACCCGGTTGTGTTTGTAACTGCTGCATTGTTGGTCAGTAACTCGGGGCAGGAAAAAGAACCAGAGAGAGTATAGGCGGGATCAGTTAACCAGACGCGATTAGCACGACCGCGAAGGATAGCGATCAGAGACATAAGCCGTCGCCGTTTCTGATCCGATACTCCTCTGAAGGTCATGCGAACGCCCCAACGAGTGCCGGGACGCGAGACGGTACGCACAGCACCAGAAAGAGGCGAGGCAAAGACAGCCGTGTTATCGAACAGGCTCCACTCTACATCCGACGCAACAAGGTCGGGCGGTAAAACGTAATCTGTCATCGGCCTATCCCATAGCGTCTATCAAGTTCATCGAAGATACGCCGGTTGTTCTCTGCGAGACTACTCGGTAAAG